AATAGTACGAATTACAGCATGAGTCTTATCTAGTTCATCATCAAGACTCGATGCTTTGCTCTTGAAACGACTTGCTCTTTCCGCAATTGTTGTGACATGATGGCTGATACTATAACCATCAACAACATCGTGCAAGAATACTCGTTTCACATCAAGTGTGCTGAACAGTTTCAGGAATTTATCAAGTGCATTTTGGTCCACATTGGCACTATGAAGATCACCAAATACAATACTAGATTCGACCTTGGACACAGAACCATCTGGACTATATTCATAGCCTAGATCTATAAATGAACCATCTTCTGCCGCTTGTATTTGACGGAAATGGAAGATACGATCATTTTCTACCTGAACAATAACAGCACCGATAAGATGATCATGTTCGGCAATATAGGAAAGCCGCTTTGATACGAATGTGTCCGAATAGTAAGAAGGGAGTGTGCAAGCACCAGTTGTCATAATTGAATAGTTAGTCCCACGTTTATTTCCGCTCGGTATAAACTCTAGAAACTGTTTTGTACTCGCAAAAACAAAAGAACCTTCACGATTACCAAGTCTGCTAAGACCAGTGATTGGTTTGATCTGTTTAGCAGAAACTTGAATGCTGCAAAGACAGATATTAGAATTTAGATGAATATCATTTGAAACAAAAAGATACCTAGGGTCATTGAAGATACTATCGAATACGGCTGTTTTCTTCTCGAAGCTATTTGTAACACTTTCACAAGGCATGATCACAATTTGAGCATCATTTTCCTTACTGTAAGTATCCAGAGCTTTCAGGAAACCATCATGTGGTCTAGAGTCGGCAACAGCAGTTGTTATAATGTATAGTTTCTTATCTGACTTTTCAACACTTTTCTCCTCGGAGAATGCTTTTTCGAGTGTCATAAAACTTTCAGCGAGAAGATTTCCGTAATGTTCATCCATATATGAATGTAACTTTTCAATCCCACCAAAACGTGAACGAATGGCATCCCTTGAGATACCATATTCTGTAAAATCGGAGTATGTCGGACGAGCTTTTTTAGAAGAAGTTATTTCAGCGTATGTACACTCAATCTCTTTCTTTCTATCATTATCTGTATTCATAAAATAATCCTATCAATAGTTTAAGGAAGGTGTAATTGTTTACACCTTCCTTTTTATTTATCAACCTGAAGTGAATCAGACGAGTTCAACACCTTTCATCCGAATAGAAGCAATTGAGTCAAGAGCAAAGGTCCGGATAATCACCTTATTTTCAATACCACCTTGGCCTTCGGGATTTTCCTTGGCTTCAGGAATGCCTTCAATTTCATCCTTGGGAGTTTCGACATTGTCCACAAAATATGAAGTCTTGCCGTTCGAAATAAAAATGCATTCGAGGTAATGTTTACCGTTGTGCTCGATGAACGGAGTCTCACCAATACGAGTACCCCAAGCACGTTTGCCCAGAGTAAAGGTAGAAGGATCTTTACCTTCCTCAAGCATGCGGCGCTTGATCATATTTTCATAACCGTTCTGTTCAGTACCGGCAAAAATCATCACATTTGCACCGCGAGTCACTTTACGAACTCGGCCTTGATACGGATTCTTTTTACCACCGGTAAGTTTCACTTCTGTCATGGTATCAATGCTGATAAAGGTAGAACCTTTGACCTTATCAACCTCGGCTTTAATCTTTTCAAAATCCATTATATATCTCCTTTGTTACTATAACCCTAACATACCATCAGCTAGTTGTCAACGGATATTTTACAGCAAAGAAAGGAGGAGTCCAGCCATTAAAACCAGAACCTAGATTCATTTTGCGGCAAAGATCACGTGCTCGTTTTTCATCCGTTTGCAGATCAATTGTCACGTCACTTTCTTTTTCAAAGATGCTGTAAGCATTTTGGCTTTTAACGACCTTGTAGCTCATTATGTAAGTTCTCCTACTTCAAACAGTTGCTTTTTCTTACCACGTTTACCTTTGGACTCATTATCCCACTGCTCAGCAAATGCACCTTTGTCAAATGCTGGTTTATCAGATTCGGCCTTTGGTTCTGCCTGCACATTCTTCTGTGCACTATCCTCAAGGTTATATAACTTCATCCTAGATCTGTCAATCCCGATCACGAATCTACGGAAGTAACTGAGGTCACCCCAACGATTTTTCAGTTGTTTGATCATGAGTTGACCAAGTCCTTCAAGTTCTTCAGATGTAATCAAAGCAAAGATAGCATCAGCTGTGTGAGTGATACCCATTGATTCCGAAGTATTTGTCAGGTCAACATCAGAGTTATCATAACCAGAGCGGTTGAACTGCGAGGAAGTCACAATAGGAACATTGAACTCCATAGCAAGACCGCGGATTTCTTCGGCAATAGACTTAACCAGAGTATATGAATTTGCCGCTGCAGCACCCTTCACTCGAGATGAAGCACAGATGTTCAGATAGTCAATAAATATGATGTCTGGTGTGAAGTTTTTCTTCAACTTCAATTCATTGATCATGTGACGGAAGTGTCCAGCATGAGCAGAACCAGTTGGGTATTCTTTGACAATTAACTTGCCTGGTGTCTTGTCCTTGAGTCGATTGATTTTTCTCTCATATACGTCTCTTGGCATTTCCGAGAGTTCATCGAGAGTCACATCCAAAAGATTAGCATCTATACGTTGTGCAATCTTTTCTTCGGCCATTTCCATAGTGATATACAAGACATTCTTGCCATACATCAGGCAAGTTGCTGCATGGTGACATTTGACCAGTGATTTACCGCCACCAGTCGTAGCCAACAGAACAGTCATAGATTTACGAGGCAAACCACCTTTAGTGATCTTGTTCAAAAGATCAATGTCGAACTCAAGACGTTCTTCCTTGCGGTGATAGAAATCATAACGGGATTCAAAATCTTCGAGAAAATCGTGACCGATATTTGTGTCGAAACTAATGCCAAGTGAGTCAGACAAGAGTTTCGGAATAGCACCTTTATCATATTCTTTATCTTGGCCATCAAGAATGAGAATTGCTTTTCGGATTGAGTTGTAAAGATCTTTATCCTGACAGAATTTTTCAGTTTCAGTAACAAGCCATTCCTGATTTGTCTTTTCGTCGGTTTTCAAGCCGTCAATGATTTTATTGACGTCCTTGAACATTTCTTCATTTAGGTCTTTGCGCTTATCAATCGAAATCTTAAGCGCCTCGATTGAAGGCGGTTCTTTGTATTCATTGACATAATCAGCATATGTTGCAAAAATCTTGCGCATGCTGTTGTCGTCAAAATATTCTTCCTTGATATATGGGAATACCTTGCGGCAGTATTCATCATTATAAATCAAGTTAGAAAGTATAGTGTTCTCTAACATACTGACCTCATTATCGTATAAAGTAGTGAGTGGCATATTTCAGCCACTCACCGAATTGATCTACATTTTTGGGATTGAGTAGATCATATCACGACTCTTCGTCAAAGTCACCTGTTTCATCATCATTACTGTCGTGTCCGCCAGAAAGTTTGAATTTCTTTTCAACAAATTCTTTGAAAACTTTATCCTGAACCAGTTTACTGAAATAGGCATCATTGTTTTCAAGATCTTTTGCACGATAACTCTTTTCACTGATTTCACCAGTTTCCATATCAACAGTTTGATACCAACCCATCTTAGGTTTAATAATGTGACCAGATTCTTGTGCCAGATCGAAGAGTGAAGACCACTTCATAATACCGCTATCAAACAGAACAGTGAATGGAAGCTTTGATTTTTCTTTCACATAACGGGATTTTTCAATGTTGATTGTGAACTTGAAACCGGCCAGTTGGTCACCGTCTTTTTCTTGTGACTTACTGATAATGAAGATCTGATTTGCCGAATAGTAAATACCAGTACCACCAGAAACAATAGGCTTGGAATACATTTCCTGAGTCATGTAAATGTGGTTGATAGCCAAGCAAGGAATATTCTTCGTCGTTAGATGAGGTGTAACGATACGGAATAGAGACTTCAAGCTCTTTGCACGTGTCATATCGGCAACTGATTTTTCGTTCTCTGCGTCCTCTACTTCTTTCTTAGAAGCAAGGTTACCGATGGAGTCAATCATAATAAAGACCTTATCATTCTTTTCTACTTCACCCAGTCTTTGAACCAAGTCAAACTTGAGTTCTTCAACATTGGTGATCGGAATATGAAGAACGCGTTCAATATCAATGTCAAAACTGCTGAGATATTCTGGCGTAATGCCAAATTCCGAGTCATAAAGAATTGCAACACCATCATTGTATCTATCGAGATATGCCTTCATGCAATACAGTGAAAGCATAGTTTTAAAGCTTTTGGATGCACCAGCAACAACTGTCAAGCCCGGAAGCAAACCGCCATCCAATGATCCACTGAACGCAAGGTTTAAGATCGGAAGATCTGTAGGTATTGATTCTCGTGCATTGAAAAATGTAGATTTTGACAGAACAGAAGCAGATTTAATGCTCCCTGCTTTCAACATCTTGTCTAGGAGACTCATTGAATTTTCCCTTCTACTATCGTTTTAAGTTTCTTTTTGTAGTCTTGTATCTTCTCCACTCTATTCGGCCAATGAATAGTAGGTTTATCTGGATCTCTGCATAGATTATCCAGAAACGGAGTAATTGCATTATATAGTTTTTCCAAACGATACTGAAGATCTTCGAGTTCACTTCGTTGATTGTTCAGATCGTCGGTTAGATTTTGTACTTGAGCTTTTGCTTGTTCAGTCTCATCTGTAAAACTGAAACCAAAATCAAAATCTTCAATTGTATCAACGTCTTTATTGGACATTCGCTACCTTTCTGAAATCTTTCCTATTGGTCTAAATTGACCTTAGAAATAAGTATAGGAAGAGGCTCGTCGCCTCTTCCTTTATTTTAGTGATTATCAGCCTTTGGCCAAGTTCTTGAAGAATTCAAGA